ACATCAATACCTACTGATACTACTTTAACTATAACCATGGGATCTAATGAGTCTGGATCAGGAGCTTCTACATCTGGTGGTATTAGAGTTAAACATTATTATCCAGTTGGACCAGCGGTTGAGGTTGCAACAACAGGTTGGGGTCTTGGATCATGGGGTGGTGTTGCACAAGGACAGTTTACATCAACACTATCATCAGGAATAAATGCATCAGTTACATCTTTAACTATGGCAAGCTCAACATCTTTTCCATCATCAGGAACTGTACAGATAGGAACAGAGTTAATTACATATACAGGAAATAGTGGCGGAACATTATCAGGATTAACAAGAGGTGCTAATGGTACAACAGCAGCAATACATTCTAGTGGTGCAACAGTAACAGATGCAGCTGCTTTTTTTGCATGGAACTCTGCAGCATCAGGAGATATTGTAACAGCACCAGGTTTATGGTCGTTAGATAATTTTGGTAATAAACTTATTGCAACTATAGCAGGTGGAGAAACATTTGAATGGGATTCTGATCCTACAGGTGCAAACAATACAAGAGCAACAATACTTGCAAATGCTCCAACAGCATCTTCATTTAGTTTAGTATCATCACCAGATAGACACTTAATATTTTTTGGAACAGAAACAACTATAGGAACATCTTCATCAAGAGATGAAATGTTTATACGGTTCTCGGACCAAGAATCTATTGATGCAACAACGTCTTATGCACCTAGTGCAACTAACACTGCAGGTACACAAAGACTTGCAGATGGATCTAAAATTGTAGGAGCTATCAGAGGTAGAGATGCAATCTACGTTTGGACTGATACTTCTTTATTTATTATGAGATTTGTTGGTTCTCCTTTTACTTTCTCGTTTCAACAAGTTGGTACAAACTGTGGATTGATAGGAAAAAATGCAGCCGTTGAGGTTGATGGTACAGCTTATTGGATGTCAGAAAATGGTTTCTTTAGATACACTGGTAAACTAGAATCGTTACCATGTTTAGTTGAAGACCATGTTTATGATGATATTAATACAATTCCAAAACAACATATTAATGCAGGTCTTAATAACTTGTTTGGTGAAGTTATGTGGTTTTACCCTAGTTCTTCATCTAACACAGTAAACAAAATGGTTTGTTATAACTATTTAGATTCAACACCAGAACGTCCAGTGTGGACAACAGGTACACTAGCTAGAACAGCGTGGCAAGATTCTGCTGTATTTGGTAAACCTCATGCATCAGAGTATGATACTAGTTCTAATGGTACATCAGGTTCTTCAACATTTGTACAAGGTAATATTGACGGTGTTAGTTATTACTATGAACATGAAAAAGGTTTAGATCAAATAAGAGAAGGTGCAACAAGTTCTATAACTGCAAATATTGAATCTGGAGATTTCGATATAGGTCAACAAGGTTTAGCTGGTGATGGTGAGTTTATGATGAAAATAAGAAGAGTGTTACCAGACTTTTTATCACAAACAGGTGATGCAAGAATAACATTAAACTTAAGAGATTTTCCAAACGATACAGCAGCTAGTTCAACATTAGGACCATTTACTGTAACGAGTGGTACACAAAAAATAGACACACGTGCTAGAGCTAGATCTATATCGTTAAAAGTAGACAACACAAGCACAAGTCAGTTTTGGAAACTAGGAACATTTAGATTAGATATACAACCAGACGGTAGAAGATAATGGCAAGAATAGTACAAGCACTAACACAACCTAATAAAGAATACGATCAACAAATACAACAATCGTTTGTTAGAGATGTAGATAGTGTTGTGCAAAAATTAAATACAACATTTCAACAAGACTTAAAAGAAGAACAGGAAGCAGTTGCTTTCTTTTTATCATAATGGCTAATTCATTTGTAAATAAAAAAGTAGATTTAACTACCACTAGTGTTACGACATTATATACAGTGCCGTCAGCTACTACAGCTGTAATTAAATCCATACTAGTATCAGAAGATTCTGGTAATGCAGACACCATAACTGTGACAATTACAGATACATCTAGTGCTATATTTAGTTTGTTTAAGACTAAATCGATATCTGCAAATGGGACCACGGAACTATTATCAGGACCTATTGTATTACAAGAGAGTGAAATATTAAAAGTCACTGCAGCAACCGCAAATAGACTACATGTTGTTCTATCTGCGCTAGAAATCAAGCCTAGAGAAGTTACATCATAAGCTTGATTTACTTGACAAAAACAAGTATTATTAACAACCCCAGGTTAAATTCCTGCTATATTAAACTAACATAAAATTTATATGAAAACAGGAATTGAATCATTAGACACAGGAGCATCCAAAATTACCTATGAAGGTGATGAAGGTCCTAGATCACCACAACAAAAAGAAAACGAAATGCTTCAGATGGCCATGAAGTCTGGTCTAATAGATGAATATAGAAATTACAAAATGGAAATGGAAAACGCTGGTCAACCAGTTTTATCCATTAGAGAATATTTTAAAATGATGTACGATGCATCAAGAATTGGTGCTAAAGAAGGTGGCGCTATGCAACTTGTTAAACCAAATAAAGATGGTTCAAGACCAGGTTATCGTGGTGATGCTGCAGCAAAATCATCTGGTGCAGCAGATTCTGGTAGAGTAGGTGGTAGTGATGTAGGTGAATCTAGCACATCGTCTGATCCACAAGATGATGGACCAGATGATAGAGGTAGTCCTATGCAAAATCAAGTGCAGTCAATGGTTAGATTAGGTTTTACTCCAAAAGAGATAAGAAGATTTACTAATCCAAATGTGCTTGATAAAATACAATCAAGTCGTTTTAATAATCCCATAACAAGAGGCATACTTAGAACTGGTTTGTATGCCTTAAACCCATCACTAGGCGCTTTAGATTTTAGAAAAGCAATGCAAATAAAAGAGTTATA